GTAAAAAGCAAGTTGAAATTGTTCAATACTTAGTTTATAAACATAAATCAAGATGAAGATAGTCATGATAAGATTTTCAATGGAATTATGTATACCAGTCAAAAATGAACCAGAAGGAGTACCATCAATAATACGATAAATCATATCTTGATAGATCCTATAAGGATTAAATATGTGTTCATAAAGTAATTCGCGAATCCTAGCATTTTCAGGACCATCATCGTACCAGGCATTAATAAATTTGCAAACTAATTTAGCCACAAATGCTGGTGCAACACCATCCCAATTACTAAAATCCCCCGCAATTACTGAGCCTTTACAGCTATTTAAGCGTTGATACAACCTAGTCCAATCGATAGAATGAACATTTATACCAATACTAACAGGTTTATCGACACAAAGACTCTGAACATACATAATAAAATCAAGAAAGTACATACGACCAAAAATAGTATTATCCAATGGACCTACACCAAATAAGCGAGTTTTTCCTTCTGCAACCTTATCTAAAGTTCTAAGTTCATCTTTAAGTTGATCAGCATAAATGCAAGTAATTTGTTCACCTACTTTTAATTTTGCTAATCTTTCTTCTAAATGAATTTTAAATTTAGGGTTACAAGAGTAAATACCATCAACATTGTGGATATAAGGTTCTTTGCCCTTTGTATTTGTAGAACCATAAGTAGCTCTATAGTGGGGCAAGTTATAAGGATAACCTGGCGATGTAGTATGATTAATACTAGGAATAATACCTTCAACACCAACTATAGCTTCTTCAATAGTATAAATTCTTGGTTTCACTTTTCGCGGATAATAATAGAATAAATATTCCATAATAGTATCTGGTAAATCAAATCCTGGAGTTGCTTCTTGATGGAATTTAGCATGTGCTTTATAGGCTGGATTAATTTCTTCACCATTCTTCATAAAAGGTCTCAACTTTGCTGGTATATAGGTAGGTTCACCAAATATACCATATAAAGGAGATCGTTGAAATTTAGAATGAGAAGGAGAATTATTAGCTTCTTCGGCAGAAACAACACGACTAACTTCATGAGGAAAACCTTTAGATTGTGTTTGAATAATATCCATAACTTGATCAAAATACGATGTACAAATTGGAATTGCTATACAATAATCTCTACATACAGCTACATGCATACCAATAACTAATGCTTGACCTTGGTTATCTTGAATGACTACCAATGAACCAGAATTACCTTCTTGAGTACGAGCCCAATAAGTAATGGGACATTCAACAATCAATTGTTCACTTACACACGTATAAACTTCCATACTAGTTAAATTTGCCATAGTAGCATTTCTTATATCAGGAGCACCAGATTCAGTAACCATTAACATTTTAAGAGGATTGCCTGTTGGTATAGGATACATCTTGTCTTCAGGAATAAGATATTTATATA